TTCCAGCGTGAGGGTGCTGCCGCCGGCACCTGCGCCGCCGGTCGCCTCCCACGTGTACTTCTTGACGCCCCCGCTTTCGGTGACGGCAACGCACGTCCACACGGTACACGGCGACGTGCTGGTGTCGGTGTAGGTCTGGCCGACCGCGCCCACGGTGTCCTCCGTCGGCGCGGCGCTGCCGCTTTTCGGCGTCGCGGCTTCGACGGCATCCTGCACGGCGTCAAGCGCCGCGTCCAGCGTGGTCGCCTCCTGACCCTCGCCGACCGTGATCTCGCTCGCCTTGGTCGCGCCGCTCTTGGCCCACGTGTACGTGTTGCCGGAAACGGCGATGCAGGTGTACGTCGTGCCGCTTGCGCTGTCGAAGTAGTCCTGCCCGACCTCGCCGGCCGTCGCGCTCGTCGGTGCGCCGGAGCCGATGATCTTCTCGCTGCCGCCGGAACTCGCGCCGCCGCCCACAACAAAAGGCCCAAAGCTCATTGCTTATCCCTCGCTTTCTTCAGCGGCTTCACCATCCGGCAGCGCCGCCGCAATAATATGATATTCCGCCGAGATTTCCTGCTCCGGGATCTTCTCGGCTCTAAGCCGGATTACGCCGGCCATTGTTTCCGTATTCGTGAAGTTTGCCGCCTCAGCCGCTTTTTTGCTCGCCGGAGCCACAAAAACCGCGACAACATCCGTCGCCAGAATGACCGGCACGGACAGGTCGAGGTAGTGCGTATATCCGGGTATAGAGCTGTCGGTCTGCCATCCCGTTACCGGGATGGTCAGACTGACCGGCTCGCTGATATTCTGCTTTGTGTTCAGGATGGTATCGACCTCAGCCAAACCGTCCGCGGTCGCCTCGGCGAGTTCGCCGAGGCTTTCGCGGATGTTCCGAACGTGACCGCAGAGGGCGGCAAGCCCCACGTCGCGCAATGCCTTATCTCTTGGCGTTTTCGTCGGCATGGGGTTTACCTCCTGTTGTCAATTATTCGCCGGACAGACCGAGGAGCACGGCGATCTCCTGCTCGGTGTAGTCGGAAATGTCGCTCTCGTCGAGAGTCGTTGCGGGCAGCGTGTAGACCGTGGTTTCGGTGCCGTTGATCTTGATGTTGCCGTTGGTTTCGGAAGCCTCGACCTTAGTGGCGTTCTCGGCAATGCCGGCCAGTTTGGAGAAGTCGGCCGCGCTCATGGTGCCAGCGTTGGACGCGGAAGCAGCCGCGATGTCGAGGCCGTCGTTGCTGACGCTCAGCGCGGAGCCGGCCTTGATCTTCAGGCTGAACGTGTTGTTCGCGCCGAGGACGATGCCCTGATTGTCGCCCACATAGGCGTCAACGAGTTCCTGCACGGGCAGATACAGGTGCTCGGTGGTGGCGGAGCCGGACTTGACGTTGATCTCGAAGTCGATGTACTTGTCGCCGACCTTCGCGCCCTCATAGGGCTGATCCGCCGTGGCAACGGTCTTGATGCTCGCGCCTTTCACGAGGAAGTCCTTGGGGACGTTGATCTTGTCGCCGACCGCGGTACTGTCCTTGAACAGCTGATAGGTGGCGAGATAGCCGTCCTCAGCCTCGGCCTGCTTGGTGATGGTGTACTCCGCCGCGGCAGCCGCCTTGTAGAACAGCTCGCCGTTGTTGTTCAGGGCGAGGTCGTTGTCGGCAGCCTGAAGCGCGAGGCCAATCTTGGGGTTCTTCGCGTCGGTGTTGTCAACGTTGATGCCCTTCTTCTCCTGCGCCGCGACGGAGGCGACCTTCTCAGCCGCCAGAGCGCGGGCACCGTATACGGTTGCCTTGTCGCTGGTGTCGGCGTTGGTGCCGAGCACGCCGTTCAGCTCCGCCTTGGTTGCGTAGCCCGCCTTGATCTGCTTCGCCAGATTCTCGATCGTGAGCTTGGTGGTGATGTTTCTCTTAGCCATTGTCTTATCCTCCTGAAGATAAAATTTATTTATGCAACACCCCGGCTAAAGGGCGGTACACACGATTGTTTTTAGGCGTCCTCGCTTTCTGCTTCGTCGCCCGTCAAAATGCGCTCAATGTCGCGCTTCGCTTCTTCCTCGTCAACCATGTCGGTATCTGTTACAACCTCCTCATGGTCCACATTGATCTTGTTTTCTTCGTCTGTGCTCAGGCCATCGCCCAGCAGCACGTTCAGCCGCCCGTCCATGCCCCATCCGAGGCCAACGCCGGGATCGACGTTTCCACCGCCGCCGCCGGAGCCGCCCATGCGCAGCAGATTGATCTTGCACACGATCTTGTCCTCCGGGATATTCTTTGCCATAAAGCGGATTTTGCCGTTGAGTACGTTACAGCCGTTCAGCATATCCGCGCGCTGCGCAATCCCGAAGTAACCGGGGATCGGCCCGCCGAGCGGAATCATCGCCCCCGTTACTCCTTCCGCTGCAACATCGCAAGTGTAACCGTAGTCCTCGCACGGTTCGCTTGCCTCTGTCCATCCATCGACCGGAATAGTCAGTTGAACGCTTCCCGCCACGGACCATCCGGGTTGAAGCTCGTCCAGCGCTTCCTTCACGGCTGTGTCCACCGCGTCGTTCAGCTCGTCATAGGTCACAAGGCCGCCCGCCGCGCTGACCGTTACCTCGATGTCGCTGGACACAATGATGGTCAGCGGATAGTTGCGCACGTCCGGCGCGGTCACTTCGCTGTACGCGCGCACCGGCTGGATATAGTCGCCCAGCGTCGCATACAGCAGGTTGACGCTTTCTCCCGTAACGGGGTGCTTCGCCTCCACCACAAACTCGGAGAGGTAGAACATACCAAGCCCCGGCGTCATGTTCGAGGCATACTGCACCGTCAGATGCAGCTCGTCGCCGTCATGCTCCCTCGCCGCGATTGCCGCGTCCGCCACATACTCGACGAGATCGGTCATGTCGGCAAGCTCCTGGTCAGCCTCCACGCGCCCGCTGCCGACCGCCACGCGCGTGATCTCCAGTCCTTTCCCGGTCGCCATCAGCGCGGCGAGCAGGTTGTGTCCGGAGGTCGTCACCTTAAATCTGTAATCTCCGTAAATCTGGCTCATTGTCTTGTCCTCCTGTTGTTATCGCTCAAACAACGGGCTTTGCGCGATGCTCGCACCTTGCCCGCCGATACGCACGACGTCCCGAAATTCCATTCTGCTGCTCTGCTCCGTTATCGGTGTGCTGCTCAGTTGAGCGAATTGCCCGCCGATTTTTTCCTCACTCCTAAATGAAATGTGCGCTTCCTGTTCCTCGATCGGTGTGTTTTCAATAAGGCCAAACTGCCCGCCGATACGTACAAGGTCCTCAAACGTGAGCTTGCTTTCTTCCTCCGCGAGCGGCGTTACCATGATTGTCCCGGCCGCTCCGCCTAAGCGCAGCACCGCGTCCTCGTCGCAGCGCGTCACGTAGGTGATACATTCCAAATGAGAGCGCAGGTTTTTGTAGTAGTTGATGCGGTTCAAAATCTGCGCGTGCTGCTTGATGTCCGTCCGCTCGTGCGTCGCGTCAATCGTCAGTTTGAAGTGATAGGGCTTTCCACCGTACTCGAACCATTCTTCCACCGTCGTGTTTGGGTAAATGGCGGAGATTGCCATTTCGACGGCGGCCTTTGTCCCCATCATCCGGTGGACTTTCCAGCTGTTCTTCAGTGTTCTGCGCTTCTCCTCCAGCGTGTAGGATGTGTCCCACCAATCCACCTTGAAATCGTAGGCGAGAATATCCAGCACATTCTCCGGCAGGCTGTCAATGCTCGCGTAAAGCACGCTCAGCCTTGCTTCCGACGACCGCTTTACCAACTCCTCGGCAATGGCTTTTCCTAACGCCTGAAGCCTTTCGTCCTCTGCAAACGCCATCGGGAAAACGCGCATAAGGTTTTCAACCGTGATACCGTGGTCAATCATCCTCAACGCCCCCGTTCGTCAGCGTGATGTTGACGACGCTTGCGATCTGCGGAATGGTGTATTGCTCCGGGTCCTCTACGCCGTGCAATGGCATGGAACCGTCCCGCAGTTGAGTAAATACCGGCTCGCGCACGTCCACGCGCTTGATCCCCGTCGCCATAATCATGCTAATCAACTTCGACGGGTTGATGTCGCGCCCCATCTTTGCGCTCTGCCAATCGACAAAACTCTGCACAGCCTCCTGCACCGTGTCGTCATATCCGCCGGATAGTGTTGTGCCTCCGTTCTGGACGTAATAAGTCAGGTCGATATTGTATTGGACTGTCTCCGGGTCCTCGGCAAATACTTGATCCGTCAACGGCCGCACCGTGTCCGCGCTGCACGCTTCAAGAATCTGCTGCTTCATGGTTTCGCTTGCGATCGTGCCGTCCTTCATCAGCGCATAAATCTTGACGATGCCCGGAGTGGGGGAGGCGGCAACCACATCCGCTATTTCCGAGGAGACCTGCTTCGCGTGATATATGTAACTCCCACGCGCGCCCGCCGTAGATAACGCATCCATGCTTAGGCGCATGGCCTCGTAGAGTTCATCATCCGTCTGTGCATCAGCCCCGCCGTCGCTCTCTGTGATGTTCGCGCAGCGGGAATAATAATCATAGACGTCCACGATCGTGTTGATTTGTCCTACCAACCAACCGTTCCCGTCCGTTCCCGCCGTCTGGCACTTCACGTCAAGATCGAGGTATTCCGCTCCCGCCGGGATGTATGCGTCCTCCTCGGTTTCCCAATAGAGCGTCTGGCTCTCGTCTGTTACCCTTGTTCCTGCCGGGATCAGGATTGCCGACGTCTGCGGTTCGCTCACGTAAAACCTCATTGTCACGCTCGCGCTCTGTGCGCCTCTGCGCTGCTGCGCATAGAACAGCTCCGCCAGCGCGTCCAGGTTGTCGCCCTCCGCGCGCGAAGGGATGTTTTGATTTATGGCGACATTCTGCTGTGCGCGCTCTTGCGTCAGGACCGACGCCACCCATTGCAGGATCAGCCGCTCCGGGCTTGCCGGCCGCAGCGTTGTCCCTAGCGTCTCCTCAAAACTTGCTACCAGGCGTTCCGTGATCTCCGCCGTGTCTGTGCTCAGGAATTGATAATCGGGATTCCTATTGCTCATTGCGTACCTCGATTTCCACCGTCGGGATCAGACGTCCCGGATTCTGCTTGTCTTGCTCAAAGGTCACGCGCAAGACCTCCGCCCGCGGCTCGAACTGTTCCACCGCTTCCCGTACCGCTGTCAACATCAGCGCCTTGGCTGCCGGCACGGGCCGGTCAATGATGCTCCCGTCGATCCCAAAATCCCGGTATGTCGGGACCGTCCCGCGCACCGTACTCAGGATTAACGCTACATTTTGCAGAACAGAGGCGACCGTTTCCGTCTCGTTCAGCGTGTATTGCCGCGCATTGGCGGAAACGAAATAGGTCATGTCCTCCTGCTCCTCCTTAGTTTTTCAGGTACTCCAGCAGTTCTACCGAAACGGTGCAGCTCGATATATTTCCGTCGCGATCGTATGTCTCCGCGCTTGTGCTGTGATTCTGCACAACCCAGCGATACTTCCCATAACCGTGCGAGCCGATTGCCAACCCGACCGGCGTGCCCTCGCGCTCGTATTTCCACAGTTTCGCCAGTTCGTCTATCGGGGAGACGCCCAGGAACGCAGACAGATAGATGTCGAACGTGATCTTGTCCGGGTCCATTCCTGTGTACTCTGTCAGCGCGTGCGTTGCGTGCCGCTGGTGTGTCGCCCAGCGTGCGGAACCGGACCATTTGAAATTGTTCAGCGTTTCCACGGTCTTATGGGAAACCTGGAAAACGATTTCTCCCAATCCGCCGACGACCATCACAATCCCCCTAAAATAAATCCATCTGCGTTGAATACCGGAAGATAGAGGCAAAGCACCGTGTCGTTGATCTTCGGCATCCAATAGGTCAAATGAGATCCCGGCAGGTGGTTGTGCGCCTCGTACTTTTCCGCGCTTCCGCCGCCGGTATAGGTGTCCTTGATCTCGTGAGTGTGTTCTGCGTCCGGCTTGATATACATTTCCGCCGCGTAATGCTGAACCACTTGCAGCCACCCCGACGTATAATCTTCACTTTGGAACTTGACACGCGCCAGCCGCTTTTCTTTGTTGATGTCCGTCACTGTCCCGATGCGTACCAAGCCGGCAACGATTTTTTGCAGCTCCGCGTATTCCATAGATCAATAGCCCTCCAAAACCTTGCTGAGTTGGATCGCCGTGGTATAGCCGCTGCCGCCGACGGTGTGGGCCGCGGTCCGCACGATATACTTACCATCCCAGCCGCCCCAGCCCTCCAACTTGACCGTCACGCCGGCCGCCAGTTTTGGATTTCCCGGCATGGTGAAGTCCGCGCCGCGGCAATTCCTGTTATGGAGCCGCAGTTGCTTTTCTGCCAGTTTCATCGCCTCCGCCGTGCTGCTGACCTTCGCCGTGATCTCCAGCTGCTGGTTGTTTTCGTTCGTCCCGCTGTAATCGGGCACTTTTGCCGTCGCCGTGATCTTCTTTCCTGTCTTTGGATCGTTGTAGCTCACGCGGCACGACTGATAGCGTGAGTTTTCTGTGCCGATGTTCAGCTCATAGGACAAATATTTTTCGTCCGGTTTGGCGTTCTTGTTCTTGTTGTGGATGGTCAGCACGGCGTCCTTGCTCTCATACTCCTGCTGGTCAAACAGGATCAGCATTTTGCTGGACGCTTTCAGGGATATTCCCGCGTCCCGGCATAGTTTTCTCAGAAAAGCGATGTCGCTCATTTGCCGCTGCTCGACGCGCTCATAGTATGGATCGCTGCCGGACAAGAACATGAGCACCATACCGTTTTTGCTCGCCATTTCTCCGGCGATACCGGATAGGTTGTATTCCTCCCAGCCTTTGCTTTTTTCCGTCTGCCGGATCTGTGCATCGTATGGAAGGGAAGTGGCCTTGATCTTAACCTCTGCCGGCGGCCCATCACACACCAGCGAATCCAGCTCAAAGATGCCGCACTCTAAAGCCTCGTCCTTGCCGTCTCCGTTCCAGTTCTGCCGGAGGATTACAGCTTCAATTTTCAGCCCCGTTGTGGCGTTGCCCGTTTCCTCTGCCGTCTCCTTCTCCTGTTTGAGATACTGCGCGCTCACATAGGCCGTCCGGCCGGCGTATTCGATCTGCGCCCATCCGTTTTCTATGCTCAGAACCTCGACCGTCGCGCCGTAGGGAAGCGCGCCTATCTTTTCATAGTTTGTGCCCGGTCCCTTTCGCACGTTCAGGCCGATCTTGGCCGTCACGGTGTATGTGTTGCTCTCGCTCGTCTCTCCGCCGGTTGAATTGGCCGCGGCGTCGATCGCGTCGTTTAGCCATTTTTCCATCCAAATGCCGTCCCGATCCTGCAAAGTGATTTGCAGGTCGTCCGCCTCTCCCTCCTCGTTGTCCGTGTAGGTCAGCGATTTGAAATAAGGGCGGATGGATTTTGTGATGTCCGTGCCGTCAAAGCTGATTTCTGCCAGCGCCCGGCGCGCGATGTTCTTATCGCTCATGGTTTGCTCCTCAACCCACGGCGCGCTTCCATGGCGGCAGCGTGTCGCTCGTGACGGTCTCCGCCTCCGGCAGCGCCAGCACGACGCCGGCCGGAAAGATGTACGTGTCCACGTGTGCGCGGTTTTTTGCAATCAGCGCTCCGGTGTAATCGGTGCTACCCATCGTCTTGTATGCGATGCTGTCCCACATATCGCCTTGGATGGTCGTGTAGGTGCTCATGCAAACGCCCGCCTCCTCGCGTCCGTGTTCTCCTCGCGAATCACTTTCCTAATCCGTCGCTCTAAATCCGCGCTGTAATCTTCGAGGCGGCGCACCGTCTCCGGCGTCGCGTCTCCGGCGACGTTGATCTCGATGTGGATGTCTCCGCCGCTGCCCCCGCCGACTGCCTCGCTGATCCGTGGAAAGTCGATCACGCGGCTGCTTTCTGCACGCTCGCGATCCGCAACCAGGCGATTGAGCATTTCCCGCGTCTTGTCCGCCGGTACAATTTCCTCACCGCCTCGCAGGTACATCAATTCCGGTCCTTCCTCGCCGACCAGCGCAACGCCGCGCCGCGCCGAATCCGTTCCGCCCGCGTAGGCACGCAGCGTTGCGGTCGAAACATAACCGTTGTTGCTCGGCGTATTGAGAATCGACCGCTTCCACCTGCTCGCTGCCGCTGAGAGCGCCGCTTCCACTCGGCTGCTTCCTACGTCAACTCCGTCCAGGTAGCCCTTGAAGGTTTCCTCCATCGCCGTATATGCAGCGATGTATGCCTCGGAACCTTCCACGTTATCCTCGATCTGCTTTTGGACTTCCTCCCACTTCTTTTGAATCTCGTCGAATCCCTCTGTTGCGTATTCCGTGGCCTTGGTCCTCGCCTCGATCATGGCGTCGTACTTTCCGACCAGTTCCTCCAGCTCGGTCGTGTCGCCGCCCTTGATGCTCGCCGCAAGCGCAGCCACGGCCGCCGCCGCGTCCGTCGAGCCGGACGCAAGGAAACTCCACATCCCGCTCAGGTCAATGCCGGCGTCGCGCGCCGCTTCTCCCACTTTGTCGAGGTTTTCGCCGTATTCCGCCCAATATTCTTTCTGCGAATCCAGCGCCGCCTCCATGTCTTTGAGGCTCGCCGTCTCCTTCTCCACCAGTTCAAAGAGTGTGAACTGCTTTTCGTAGGCTTCCTCGGTCTCCTGATACAGCGTGACGTATGCCTCCGCGAGCGCCTTGGCTGCATCCTCCGCGTTTGCGAACACTTCGTAGAGGTCTTGCGATACGCCGCGTTCCGCCATTGTGGCGCGTGTCTGCGCCTCCTGTTCGGCTTGCAGTCTCTCGATCTCCGCCTCCAGCTCGTCCGCCGCGGCCTTTGCGTCGTCCGCGGCCGCCTCGAAATCCCGCAGGCTCTTGGCCTCTGTCGTGGTCATGCTGTTGACGTCCACGACGATCTCGCCGTTCCAATTCTCCCAGGTGCCGTAATGGCCCGTATCTTTCAGGTGTTGGATGAACTCGTCACGCTTGGCGATGGCGTCGTCCGCCGCCTTTCGGTATTCATCCATTTGCGCGGTATAATGGTCGATCATGTTGCTTCGGGTGGCGTACTTTTCGTCGCCCTCGCTCATGGAATCAAGCAGCTTTCGGTTTGTTTCGATCAGCTCTTTCTCGCTTGTAATCTCGTCGTCCAGCGTTTTCTTAAACTCTGTGCCGACCTTAGTTGCCCGGTACGCCTCGCTGTTAAAAAGCGCCACGCCTGCGCCGATCACTCCTGCGCCGATCAGTGTTGTGCCTAGCATACTCAATAGAGGCGCGGCCCCAATTCCGAAAAGCGCAAACCGAAGCGCCGCAACCGCCGGGGCGATGACCGATACGGCTTGCGCTACGCTCCAAAGCGCGCCGCCCGCTGCTGCAATGCCGCTTACAACTGCGCCGTGATTCTCTGCGAAGCTGTTTGCGCCGTTGATGATTCCCGTCAAAACCTCCGCAGCATCCGTCGCTACCGGCAGAAAATCGTTTCCGATGGTGACCTTCAGATCTGTCCACGCATCTTCCATCAACTTCAGTTTGCCGTTGAAATTTTCAAGCCGGATATCGCTGATCTGCTCCGCAGCACCGGAGAAGTTATAAACATCGTCCGTCAGTTTTCGGAATTGTTCATCACTCTGATTGACCAACGCCAGTAAACCGCGCATACCGCGCTGTCCGGCGAGCTTGTATGCTGCGATCTGCGCCTCCTGCGCGTTGTCGCCAAACTCCTGAAACCGCGTCCGCAACTCGCCGAGAAACTGGATCAGCGGCTTCGCCTGCCCGGTTATGTCGTACATGGTAAGGCCGAGCCGATCCATTTCCGCCGCCGCCGTCTCGTTCGCGCCGGACATACGGGTTAGCATGGTGTTCAGGGCCGAACCGGAGACGCCACCCTTTAATGCGTTGTTTGCCATCGCGGCCAGCGCCACGGAAACATCTTGGATCGTATAGCCCAGGTTTCCGGCAGTCGTCTCCACGTAGCTGAGGGAATCACCCAGCAGCCCGACAGTCGTGTTGCTGCTCGTCGCCGCTTTGGCGAGCACGTCTGCAAACATAACGGCCGCTTTCTCGCCGGAGAGCCGGAAAGCGTTCATGCCGTCGGAGACAATACTGGTCATTTCCGTTAAATCTTCGCCCGCCGCGGCTGCTAGTTTCACGACGGCCGGCAGACCTGCGATCATTTGCTTCGCGTCCCACCCGGCGAGCGCCATACTCTGCATCGCGCCGGCTGCTTCCTCAGCTGTATAAACGGTGGTTCGTCCCATTTCGCGGATCGCCTTGGTCATGCGCTCCGTTTCTTCTTCTGTTGCTCCTGACACCGCACGGACGGCGCTTACGGCATATTCAAGGCTTCCGGCTGTTTCTACGCTGTCCTTGAAAAAACCCATCATCGGTTCCAGGACTTTGTTTGCCTCGTTCGCCGCGGCCGCCAAAGAATTAAACCGATCCGATAATGCGTTTACTCCGTTTTCAAACGCGGCCAGTCTCTCTAATTCCGCGTTTGTTTTCTCCGCCTCCGCTGCCACTTCTTTTTCAGATTGGGCAAGGTTGTCTGTATCGACCTTTGCGGAGTGAAGCGAATCTCTTAAACGTTCCAGCTCTTGACGCTCTTTTGCGGTTTTTTCGGCCAGTCTGTCCTTGCTTGCCTGCGCTTTGTCGTATGCCTGCGTTGCCGCTTTCTGCGCATTTTCGGCTTCTTTCAGCGCGGCGTTACTCTCCCTGAGCTTCTGCTTTTCCTGCTCCAGCTCTACGCGCTGTTCCTTGGTCAACCTGCCGTTTTCGGCCTTGACCATATTCAGCTTATTGATTGCCTCCTTGTGCTGATCCACGGCCTGTTTTGCCTGCTTGTACGCATCAATGGCTGCGCTCTGTGCCTGCGACATTTCATGCAGCCTTGTAAGCGCCTCGTTGTATTGCTGGACTGTCTCCCGCACCGCTCCTTGCTGTGCCCGGTATGCCTGAATATCCGCAAGCGTTTTGTTATACGCCTGCACGCGTTCCTCCAGCGCCTTTAATTGTTGCCCGACTGTGGAGAACTGCTGCATAGATTTGTCAAGCTGCGCTCGCAGCATAAAAACGAGCGAAAAATCTTTTACATTTCCTGCCATGACGCCGTTCTCCTCCTACAATCCCTATTTTCAATTTCAGCCTAGCAGAAAAAAACGGCAATGGACGGCAATCTTTTCTCGGATTTTAGGCAGCAAAAAACCGGCCCGCAGAAGGGCCGGTTTTCATGTTTTCTTGTGCTTTTCCGCGTATCGGTTGAACGCCTCGACCCAGCGATAAAACCGCCTCAGCGTCATAGAGGCGTACCAGGCCGACGGGTTCCCCGTCGCCATTGTCAGCGTGATATACTCGTCACGCAGCGCGTCCGCTGGGCTGATTTTGTCTTTCAGCCCGTAACGAATAAAAAATTCTGCGCCGCGCCCGTAACCGCGTTGTAGTCCGCAATCGGCAGACGCTCGATCATGTCAGACGGCACGCCGCCGGCGCGAGCGGCGAGGAGGCGCTGGTACATTCTGCTGTATGCCGGCACCAGTCCGCGCAGGGCCATTGTTCCGATCTCCTCGTCGATCGCTTCCATGTCAAGGCCGGTCAGCGCCTCGAAGTTCAGTTGCAGCTCCGTGTATGTCACGCCGCACCACTCGAACGGTTTGGAGAGTTGTATGTCCACCGATCCAAAACGCTTAATCAGGTTGTCGCGCCCTCCGGCCTTTTCCGTGGCCTCGTCGAGCGCGTCGGCCAGCTCCTCCGGCGTCTTTTCTTCTCCCTGTTCCTCCGCCGGCGCAGTTGTTTTCTTCTTGTTCTCGTCCATTGTGTGATACCTCCAATTTCTGATTGATGTTTGGATAGGCCATTTGCCGCCCAAAGGCGGCAAATAGACCTAATCAAACGAAATAATCACATACCCAGCGCAGCGCGGACGGGCGCAAGGTAGTCCGTGCCGTTGAAGAAGCAAATGTAGTTGAGCGGGTCCAGCTCCAGGACCTTCTGGCCGTCGCGATACTCCGCCCAATAGTACACCGATGCGGTGATGTTCGGATTGCTCGCGCTCTGAGGCTGGAGGGTTCCGCCGTCCATCTGGCTCGGATATGCTTTGATAACGTGCTTGACGTGCTCGACCACATGATCGTGCTTTTCCGGGTTGATTTCCTGCTGCGCCTCGTGGAACTCCCACGTGTGTTCCCGCGGCTCCGCCAGGTCAATGCCCTGCTTGGAGAGCGTGAGCATCTGAATCTGCATCGTCATGGCCTGCATCTGTCCGATCAGCACGGCCGAAACCTCGCCGGCGATACCCGCGCCGCGGACCGCCGTGGTCATAAATTGCAGGGAGGGGAGCGTCACCTGCGCCATCCCCACGAACTCATTCGTGCCCTCGTACATCTTGTAGTTGATTACGGAATGACTGATTTTCGGCATTGTCTTTTCCTCCCTTCGTTATGCGGACATGATCGTGGTCAAATAGTCCACGTCATACTCCACGATGAAGTCGATCTCTTGCGCCGGCCCCGGCACGCCGATAAAGATATGCGGGCGAACGATTCCGGCCATGAGGTCAGTAATCGGATTCTCCTCGTCCATCAGCTCGCAACGGCCGCCGAGCAGGTGCCCCATGTTGGTGAGACCGTTCAGCCAGATATTAACCATGTCGCAGATCGCGCGAGCAAGGCGCGGCGTCATTTTTTGGTCGATGTACTGCCAGAATGTCAGCACCACGGTGTTGCAGATGTAGTTGACCATCCGCGCGATGTTGACGTACATATCCTTCGGATCGCTGTTTCCCGGCACGCACGCGCAGTATTCGCCCCAGCTCGTGAAGCCGTTGACGAAATTCAGCGCCGTGGTGATGCCCTGCCCGCGCAGATAGTTCGCCATGTTGAGATCCAGCGAGACCTCCGTGCCATCCGCCAGGATTGCGCCGTCTGCTTGAAGCGTTTTGTTGCTTGTAGGCTCCGACGGGATGCCGCCGTCCTGCGCGGCGTAAAACGCCATGATGCCCGCGAGCTGCGTGGACAGGTGGAATTTGCGATCATCCAGCTTCAGCATCGGCCAGCACATCCGCTCCTTGACGTTCTGGAACGCGCCGGAGCCGTCCTTGGCGTTCACGGCTGCCTGATACGTCGCGGTGCTCGCGCTGTCGATGTCGCACACGGCGAAAGACCGGAACACAATGGAGAGCGTCTTGGCCTTGGCCGCCATGACCGCCGCCACGCCGCTGTTCTTGCTGAAGTGCGGCGCGATCAGGATGTCAGGCAGCACCTTCTTCTGGAAATACGCCTGATCCGCCAGCTCCATTCCGGCGCTTTCGCCCGTGCTCACGTTGTAGCCGCCGATGATGTCGCCGCTCAAATCGTCCAGCACGAAACTGACCGGCTGATAAGACACAGACACGGAAGCCTCCGACGCCATCTTGCCGCCGGCAAGCGCCTCGATGATGCACTCTCCGTCCTCATAGAACACGTCGTAATCCGTTCCGCGGATCAGCGTCTCTTTTTCGGTGACGCTCTCGCCGGCCTCCTGCGTGCCGGCGTTGCCCTCCTCGTCGAGATTGGCACCGTCGCCGGAATCGGTTGCCGATCCCGCGCCCGCTTCGGTGGTTTCCGCCTTTTTCTCGATCTCAACCTTGATGGTGTCCGGGATTGCGTCCGGCGTGATCTTCACCTGCCCGTCCGCGATCGCCAGCTCCTTTGTAACGCTATTGCCCTTATGCTTGCTTGCATCCAGCACGTTGACAAGCAGGAGCGGACCCACGCCGTAGAGCTTGAAGTGGCTGTAAATCACTTCGCAAAGCGTGTACTTCTCCCAATCGTCACTCCATCCCAGCGCTTCCACCGCCTCGGCGTAGCTGTTCGCCAGCACGATCGTATTGGCTTTTCCGCCAACCTGGTGCGCCGGCGCGGTGCCAAACGCCATGACGGCCGTTGCTGCGGTGATGGGTGCGGTAATGGAGGTTTTCTTTTCGGTTGCTCTTACACCGAAAAAGCTCATAGCAATTCTCCTTCCTTATGTCCGGCTCGCTCTGGCCTTTGCCAGAGTGTCCTCGTAGTATTTGTGCAGAATCGTCCCCTTGCGCGCCACCTTGTCCAGCGCATCCGTCAAATCCTCCGGGGAGACAAGCAAGTGCTCGATCTCCGGGTAGCTCTCGATCATATCGGAAAGATACTCTTTGATCTCTGCCTCCGTTCCGTTCAGGATCATGGACGAGTGCAGTTTGGAAAAAGCAATGCTCGGACCGATGTAAACCAGCTTTACGACCTCTCCGGCCGTTTCCTGCGTGGTCTGTTCCACGGTCTCCGGCTCCTGCGCTGTCGGCTGCTCCGCTGTCTGTGTCGATGTTGTGGTGTTCTTTCTTGACATCGTGAAATTTCCTCCTTAATTCATGCGTTCAAGCGTTTGCATCAGTTCGTGGTCGATTCGCTTCTCCACGATCTCACGCATCCGCTCCTCGATCGCTTGGCGCGCCGGCTCGTAGGCGAGCATATCCCGAACATTGAAGCCGAACAGCTCGCGGATTTTTGCCCTTCCCGCGCCGGTCTCTCCCAGCTCGCGGCCTGTTCTGTCGAAGCGGGAGAAGATCCCTGTGTGTCCGCTCTTGAATGTGGCGATAAACGCCGTGTTGTGCCGGATCATATTGCCCTTTACGTCCGCGGCGCTTACCTCCGTTGTGATCCTCCATCCTGAAACACCGTTCACATAGCGCGTCGTGTATCTACGTGTTTTCGGATCGGGGTGGAAGCGATAGAGCGGGATTGCGGTGCCACCGAAATTGATTTGCCCTACAACGCCGCCGGCGTCTCGATGCACGTTTTCGTGGAACGTGTAGTAGGAGTGATCCTGTCTGAGACTGGAAAGCGGTATGTCATACCGTTGTCGGATTTCATCTTCCGCTTTCCTCCGTCCTGACGAAACGCCGCGCCGGATTGCCCGCTCGTAGATGGTGAGTGCCTTGTCGGGGAACGCTTGCAACAGCGTGTTTACGTGTGCCAGCTTGTCCCGGTCGATCGTGACCGAGACGCCGGATGCCGACGCGCCGCTTGTAATCCCTTCCATCCGTCACTCCTCCAATGCTCTCAGCTCAACTATGAGCATCCCATACTCGTCGCTGACGCCCAGCGTCTCGTAGACCCGATCGCCTATTTTCATCCGCCTGCCCTTCTTAGGCGGCGGGTTGAAGTCCTCCAGCGCACAGAACAGGACCTTTTCCACCTGGTACATGACTGGATCGTTTCCGATCCGCTGCAAGTCCTTGTGCTTGTTCCAGGTCTTATTCATGTTGGTATCTTCATCCAGCACGATCACAATGCTGCGATCCTCCGGCGGCTTGCCGGGGCCGTTCCGCCAATACAGAACGCGCTCCAGCACGCCGAAGTCGTCAGGATTCAGAAACACGCGCTTGACGTCTCGGAGGATTTGCGCTTTCAGGTTTCGCTTCATGTCTGGCTTACTTCGTGAACACGTCGCGGCAGGCCCTCCACGGAGACTTCATAATCGGGGCCGCGTTCGGGCGGGAGGTCAGGATGGTCTCCTTCGTGTTGCTTTCCACGTTGACATTATGCTTAGGGACACGCGCGCCGGTGCGGGTGTATGTGTTGTGGTCAAGCTCCACCTGCGTCACCGCGCCGTAGCGCAGTTTTCCGCTGTTCGGAGCCGCCAGAATAGCAGCAGTAGCCGGGAGGTATCTCTTGGTCTCCAGCTTGCCCTTGGCGTTCTTCTCCTGGTAGCTGCCGCGATAGCTGAAAATTTCCAGCTCCACACCGTCGAAGTTGAGCACCGCGATCTTGGTCACGCCGTTGGGCTGCCACTTGGGATTGACCTCGCCCAGCCAGCCGCGGCGATTATCCAGCATCTTGATTACCCACGGATCGTTGAGGATCATGGTGGCGACGTCGGAGCCGACCAAAAGATCCTTGACCTCGCGGCCCGCCTCGGTCATGCTCTCGATCTGCCGGCACACATCGTCATACCACACGCCGCGCTTGGTCGCGGTGCCGACGTCCCACTTTGCGCTCGGCTTGAACACGCCGGGATTCACGCTGCCGTCGTAATACTGCGCCACAAGGTCGATGTGCTCCTCCGCCTTGTCGCCGATGTGCTCCATCGTGCAGGCGTTGTCCAGCATGGTGTTGACGCACATCCATTCCTCGCGGCGCGTGATCGTCTTGTCGAGGAAATCGAGGTCGCCCACCAAATAGACGCGCTCGCGCTGCGCCGGCTGCATGGTGGAAACCAGGTTTTCACCGGCGAGGCGCTTGGCGAGGATGTCGATGGACAGGGGGCGGGACGGCGCAATATAGGCCGGCGTCAGCTCGCGGGTTTCGTAGCCGCTGCGGTCCATCGGCACCTTGCCGATGCGGGGGATCACAAACGGGGCCATCAGGTTGCCCTCGCCGTCGTCATAGTCCACGTAGACCTTTTCGGTCTTGAACACGCCCGGCGTGCCGCCGAAATAGCGGTCCTTGATGAAGGTGTAGACCGCGGGCTTTTCGCGGATCACACCCTCCATCCAATGAGTGCTGTAAATATCAATCTCAGCCATTTTCTTTCCCTCCTATTACTCGCCCTGCGCAGCAAGGAACTCGGCGATGATGTCGGCCTTTGCCGTCTTGGTGATGGTATAGCCCTTCTCGTTCGCCAGCGCCTTGATCTGCTCGATCGTCATGGCGGTCAACTGCTCCTCGGTGTAGGTCTCGCTGTCGTTGCCGTCCTCGTCGCCGCTTTCATCCGCGGCCGGCGTATCGTCCTCCGCCTCCTCGGCGTCGGCGTCGCGCACGCCCAGCGAATCGGACAGGAAGATGCCCGCATTGCGCAGGTTGTTCTCGTCCGCTTCGCTCAGCTCGTAGTCGTCGGCAACGATCAGCGCATTGCGGTTAAAGTGCCCGCTGCGGTATGCCACCGCCGTGCTGTCGTCCGCAAGCGTCGCATCGGCCAGCACCGCGCTCGCCGTGCCGGAGCCCTTCCCCAGCACCTCGTAGGTTCCGTTGCTCTCCCTGCTCAGGACGGTGCCGCGCGCATACGCGCCCGCGGTTTTCAGCTCCACAAGGAAGCTGTCCGCCTGCGGATAGAGCTTTGCGATCAGGTTGTCCGCGCTGGTCTTGTCCAGGCGGCCGCCGGTCATTCTCTCCATTACTGTTCCGCTCCTTCCTCATTGGCGGTCATGCCGCCGTTTTCGCTCTGCCAATCGGCCAGGGCCGACTTGATAGATGCGTTCATGGCCTGTTCCTCGGTTTCCTTGGCGTTGCTCGCCGGGGCCGACGCTGCCGGCACGCTGTTCGCGCCGGACGCCTCCGCGTCGTTCTTCGCCTGCGCCAGATGGTTCTCGCCCTGCTTCTTCTGTGCGAGGATCATTTCCTGCGCCACGCTGCCGGCGTCCTTTGTCGGGTCCGCCTTAGCCGCCGCGATGATGTCCTCGAAGCCAGACATGGCGAGCGCGTCGATACCGGCGATCCGGTTGCGCTCCTTCTCCGCCGCCTCCTTGGCAGCCGCTTCCGCGGCCTCCTGCTTGATTTGGGCGGTCAGCTCAGGGTACTGCTGTTCCAGCTGCTCCTTGTTTTCGATCTGATCCATGTTGCTTTCACTCCTCGTTTTTGTATTCTGAACGCCGCCCTTTAAGGTGTCGTTGTTCAGCGAATCGGTCGCCCCGTTCACCAGTTTGGCAAACTCCGCCGCCGCTTCTGGGCCGTCCGGCTCCTCGCCGGTCTTTTCAAGCGCCTGCGCCATGCGCAGCAGGTCCTCGATTGGCGGCAGGCTGTCCACCGCCGCCGACGCAGCCGCCGAGGCGATCAGCTCCTCCGCGCTTGCTTCGGATTCCGCCGCCTCCATGATCTCGTCCGCAAGGCCACAGTCGATTGCTTCCTGCGCCGTCATAAATGTTTCGTTGCGCATCATTTTGGCAAAATCCGCCTTGTCGGTCTTTCCGCCTGCCTTTTCCACGTATGCGGTCAAAATGCTTTCGTCGATGGTGTCCAGCATTTGCTTGGCCTCTTTCATGTCTCGGCTGTTCCCGCTCGCATAGGTGGAAGCACGGTGGATCATCACCTGGGCCACCGGCGACATCTTGACGGTGCTGCATCCTGCCATGAACACGCTGGCCGCGCTGGCCGCAATGCTCTGGACCTCTGCCACGGTGTTTTTGTGCCCGCGAATGAGCGAGTACATTTCAAATCCCGTGTAGGCGCTTCCGCCGCCGGAATTGATTTCAAAGACAAGCTCCTCGTCCTCCGGGCAGCTCTCGATTGCGTCCCGCACGTCCTTCGGACAGCACACTTCAAAGCCGAACATCCGGTAGAGCCGTGCGTAGTTGTTCCCCATGACGCTGCCGCACAGTTTCACTCTCATGTCTGCTCCTTCTCCTCTCTGATGTTGATATTGCTCCCGCGGAAGTCAAGGCCGGCCTCCGCCATAAGCTCCGTTTCCCGCTTTCCCGTGCGGATGTTGTCCCAAAAGTCCGTTCCGGTCAGCTCCATCGCTTCCTTTGCCCGCGTGGAATATCCGTAGCGGACGCGAAGCTCTGCCGCTGTGACCTCCTTCACGGGATCAAGCTGCCCCTGCGTCGGGCCGTACCATTGCGCATTGCAATAGGTTTTGCGCAGCAGCGGATTGTTGAAATAGCCCGGCGCGCTGATCCTGCCGCGGGCCACAGCCTCCGACAGCCATTCCTCATAGATTGGCTGGCAGAATTTCTCCACAAACCAATCCCGGTATTCGCTGAACGCTTTCCACGCCTCCAGCAGCGCCGCGCGGCTCGCGGAGTAGGACGCTGTGAATTGCTTCATCAAAAGCTCGTGCGGAAGCTCCAGCGCCGCGCCGATCTGCCGCGCGATGGAGTTCACGAAGCCGTCAAAGTTCGCGTTTGGACGTCCCGGCTGCACCGCGTTGGCCTTTTCGCCCGGCGCGAGGTCCACCACAATGCCGGACCCCATTTTGATCTCGTCCTTTGGAACGGGAGGCCGCAGCTCCTCCGGCGCGCCGTCTCCCAGCACTTCGCCTGGATCGACCTCGCCCACAGGATCGTCGTCCTTCGGCTCGTCCGTCTCGATAAAGACGGCCATAAACCCGTTGACCACCGCCGCCATCAGTTCCGCGTCCGTGTACCGGCCCAACTGCTTCAGCGCTTCAATGACCGGCGCGAGCAGGGGAACGCCGCGCCGCGCGCCGATTCGCTCCCGCGTCATTACGTGCAGAATGTTCCGCCTGCCGCTCGCAGGTCCGTATGCCTCCACGCGCGTCCAGTCCGCCGGTGCGCCCACGTTCCGCCAGCTCAGGGGATGATGCTTGCAGATGTGATACGCCACGACCTCGCCGGTCTCGTTGACCTCGACGCCGCCGATGATCTTTTCGTCCAGTGAAAGCTCTTTCCCCAGGTAGTCGCCCGGTGTGCATACGCGGTCCGCCTCGATCAGCAGCACGCACGTGGAGTACACCGTGCCCGGCCGGTCCTTGTTCTGGAGCACGGCGAACACGTCGCCGGACATCAACCAGCTGAGGAAAGCGAGCTGTTGCAGCTCGTAGAACGTGCTCATGCGCTCCGCGTCGCAGCTCGTCGAATCGGCCCACAGGGCAAACTCGCGGCTGATCTGCTTTTCCAGCGCGTCGGCCTGGTCCTCTGTCAAGCCCAGGGCCTCGCCGTCAATGACCGGCTTCGGCGTCAATCCGCTTCCGACCACGTTGGTGCGGTATGTTTTCAGCGCTCCCGTCGCCGTCGGCACGCCCATGTAGAGATCGCGCGCTCTCACGCGCAGCGTGCTCAGATTCTCATGGATGTCCTCCGCGGCGCTGCCGCCGGCGTCGTCCCAATCCTTCAGCGCCTTTTTTCGCCGGCTCGCGCCGTAGTTGCCGTAGCCGGAATTTTTCACGAAGTCCAGCTGATAGCGCGCATACGCGCGGCGCAATGCCGTCTCCGGCGAAAAGTAGCCGATGATCTTGTCTAACGTACTCACGCCGTGCCTCCCATTTCTGCTTGTAGTCCTGCTTATACTTCGAGCCTAGCAGAAAAAAACGGCAATGGACGGCAATCTTTTCGAGAATTTTCGGGCGCAAAAAATCCCCGCCGCGCACGCTGCGCAACGGGGATTAAGTCCGCTCTATTCGATTGTTACGAGGAAGTCGTCCTTTACCGTGCTGACCTTCCAGCAGAATCTACATCGGCAAGTCTGCACGTCAGCTCTGATCTCCAGTTCCTTTTCGCAATACGGGCACTTTGCCTTTCGATATCCCACCTTTGCGCTGTGCCCCAGCACAATGCAGATAATCGCTACCAAGATCGCGCCCAGCGCCGCAGGCGGGAAGATAACCAGCGAGAAGATACCGCATAGCAGGATCAACACGCCCATTGCGATCAATCCGCCGCCGCCATGCTTTTCCACTTCTCCCAGCTTCGTTTTTCTCACCGCCTGCGAAACAGGTGCCGCCGATGCTGTTTCATCGACCTTTCGTGTAATCGGATAACCGCAATGCGGGCAGGCCGCCGCCGCGTCCGAAATCTCGCGCCCGCACTCCGGGCATTGCATCATCGCCATTTACTCATACCTCCCCGGCTCGCACAGCGCGCATGGTGTCCGGCCGTCCGCCTCCGCCGCCGCTATGCTGTAATAATAAATCCTGTTCGGCCCATAGATTCTATCAACATATTCGCACGATTCCCGATGATATTTGTCGCTTGTCGTGCTTCCCACATACCGAATTTGCAGAAAGTCTCCCTTGACTACCAGGATAAGACAGACTATCAGCAGAAATGCAACCAGCCCTGCGAGCAGATTCCTTTGCTCCCGCAGCTCCTTGATCTCGTCGATCCCGACCGCCTCCCTTGCATACGCGCTCCTATTTTGGGAGATATTCTTTTTATTCAAGAATATTTCTTGCTGTTAGAGATAATTTAGCCGATTTTTGATGTACTGTCAAGAGGCCAGCAGGGGGGGAGAGCCTATGAAAATCTATGAGTACAACGGAAAGAAGAACGTCGCCGGCGAGCGCATCCGGCAAGCCCGCGTCTTAAAGCGGATGTCGCAAGAGGACCTTGCCGCGCGGATGCAAGTGCGCGGCGTCACGTTGGAACGAAACACCGTCAGCCGCATCGAAATGTGCGACCGGCTTGTAACCGACTATGAGCTGATGATCTTTGCCCAGGTCCTTGGCGTCTCGATCGAATGGCTGCTTGGAAAAGACAACGATTACTCGACCTTTGCCTGATAGAGAAGCGCCGTGCAGATTTGCACGGCGCTTTCTTTATCCATCGTTCGGGACCGCTCTGTAAAACCTGTTCCGCCGCGTTGAGTTCTGCTTGCGCAGCAGCTCCTCCACCTTGGTGTTCCAGTAGTCGATATTCCGTCGCACGGCGTCCAGGTCCGCCATCGTCAGCGTTTCGTTGCCGAGACGGTAGCTTTGATGTGTGGTGATCTCCAGCTCCGCCTCCATCCATTCCTCCAGGTGCTTTTGCGCCATTTCCAGCGTGATGCCGTAGACCTTCCTTGCGCTTCTTTTCCCGTTCATTCGTCGTCTCCTCCAATTCCGCCGCTTCGCACGCGGCGCGCGCGCTTCTTTTTCGGCTTTATCTCGATCGGCTCCAGCGGCAGCCGCGCGATCTCCATTGCCGCCGTTGCATAGTTGCGGATGTCCAGCGGCTCGTTGCGCCGGTAGCCCTGATTTTTGAGCACCCACGCCGTCGTGGCGCGCCCCTTCTTGTATGTGATGATCCGTTTCTCCGCCGTCAGGCCCATGTAATACTTTGCATCGTAGCCGCGTCCCACGGGGAAATGGCAGTAGCCCGGCCCCTCGTGCTCCACCTTCAGCCGGTCATACACAAGCACCTTGCCGGTATCGACGCCCAGCGTGAACTTTGGCACCTTGACGCGGTTGTTTCGCGTCGGATTGCTGATAAACGGGATGTCCATGCCGCCCTTGCCCTTGATGCTCCAGACGTTCCGACCCCAGCGCGGCAGGCAGAAGCGGTCCACTTCGTTCGTGTGGTGTCCCTGCGAATCTATGCACGTTGCCGTGATGGTCAGCGTTGTGCCGTCCTTCTTGGTGAATGAGCGCAGCAGAACCTTGTCCAGACGCTCGTAAACCTCCTGGCCTTTCATGTCGCCGTAGATTTCGCCTTTTTCGATGCCCCAGCTCTCTTTGCCGAGGCCCCACCCGACGATTTCGTACTCGAAACGGTCGTCCTGCGTATCGACGCCGCAAGTCAGCGCGATCACGCCGGCGGGGATGTCCGCGTCGTATTCCTCCGCACGCTTCATCAGCTCCTCGTCGTCGAGCTGGATGCCCTCCTCGTCCCACGTCTCCGCTAACGCCGTGTTGGTCCACGTTTTCAGCGGTTCCCTGTTTCCGTTCTTCGCTTCGTCGTTCGCGTTCAGGAACTCCTCGACGACGCTTTCCCATGTCGCAATCAGGCTCGCAAAGCGGTTGACGTAGAAACCGCGCGTTTTCCGCCGCGGAAACTCCGCGATGTACTTCCCCTTGTCAAATAGGGCTTTCCATTCGTATTGATCGCTGATCGCGTGGCAATGCTCGCACTCCATCGCGACGTCCGTATTGCTCCCGTCCCGAAAAGCCTCCTTATCAAACTTGATCTTAGCCCAGGTGAGCGGCTGGTATTTCCCACACTTCGGGCACGGCACATTCCAAACCTCTTTGGTAGAGTTCTCGTATTCTGCCTCAATCTTGGAAAAGCCCTTGATTGTCGGCGTGCTCGTGACAATCTCCTTGCTGTCCCAAAATGCCGTCATGCGCTTTTCAGCCAGCGCCAGCGGATCGCCCTCGTTTCCCGCCGATGCAGGGTAACGGTCGATCTCGTCCGCCAGTAATATGCGGATCGGTCTCATGGCAAGGCCCGTCGGGCTGTTCGCTCCCTGCATGGTGATGTAGCCGCCTGGGAATTGCTTTTCTCGGATCGTGTTGTTCCGGTCTCTGCTCTTTTGGCTCGTCAGCGCCGCGAGCGTCGGCGTGTCCCGCAGCATAGGCGTCAAAAAGTTTTTGCTGCCGGTCTCGCTTGCCTCCACCGTTGGCTCCAGCCATAGCATAGGACACGGCTCGTAACTCATGTAATAGCCGATGGTATTCAGGATCAAGCTCTGCGTCTTGCCTGTCTGTGACGCCCACATCAGCACGACCTTTCGCGTGTGCGTGTTGGTGATGGCGTCCATTGCCTCGCGCTGATATGGCGCGCGGTCCGTGTGCCAGCGTCCCGGCTCCGCCGCAAACTCGGAGGACAGATAGCGGTATTCGTCCGCCCACTCCGACAGCGTGATGTCCGGTGGCGGCTCCAACATTTTCAACAGCCGCTCGAACAGCGCGTATGTCTCCGGCCGAATCCCTGTTCTTACATCAGGCTCGGAAAGCATGGTGCGCCTCCTTTATCCGTCAAAGCCGCATTGCTCCAACGCATCCCATTCCTCCGCCGGTATGCTCCATTGCGTCGCCATTTCTGCCAGGTGATACCACTCCGTTTCATCGGGATATATCAGGTATTCCAGCGGCCATTGCAATTCAAAGCAATTCCCGATCACGCCGGCGCGGATAAAGTCCCGCCGAAGCCTCTGCACGATCTGGAGCAGCTGCATCTTGCCCTCGCGTTTGTTGTCATCGTAAATTGTGATGATGATACGAACATTGACGATACACTTCATTTGTCCGTCGTTTCCGCGTTCATCGCGCCCGTTGAGCACTTTGAGCATGATGTACGGGATTCTTTCGTGCTCGTCGGATGGTTCCGGCATCGCCATTTCGTGAACATCCAGCGGTCTATATTCCGGCTGATCGGTCCAGCCGTCTTGTTTCACAGGCAATCTGTACTCTTTCAGATCTTCCTCAATGAACTTTTTCATGCAATCCAGCAGGCTTTCCAGGTTCGGCCCGCCTGTCGTGATCCCGTAATCCTCGTTCATGCGTCCGTTTCCTCCTCGAATAGCGTTTCAATGGCCGCCAGCTCTTGCAGCGTCTCGTCGGTCGCTGCTTTCACCAGCGTGAAAATCTCCTCTTTGCTCTGCGCCTTTGCGCATTGCGGAGCGAGACGAGAGGGAAGCGCCCGCACTTTTGACTTGAACGCGGCCAGCACACGCGACAGCACGATCTCCACATCCTCGGAAGTGTGCAGGTCTTTTTCCATCAATGCCAGGTCGTGCTCCGCACTCTGCCGCCGCGCCCGCATGAGTTTCGCCCGCTCCGTTGCGTAGTCCGCGGCGCGCCTATCCTCCGGCCGCTTCATTCCGGCGATGATCTCCCGTGCCGTGTCCTCCAACACATAGAGTCCGTTGTCGGCAAGGCCCTTCTTGATAATTCCTCGCTTGGTCAACGTAACAATCTCGTCGGTTCCGACGCCCAGCACGCGCCCTAGCGCCTTGGCCGTATAATACTTCATGTTGCGCCCCTCTTTGCTGACAATCCCAAAGGCGCGGCGCTGCTTTCGCTTCCTACTCTCCGCCTAAACACGCCTTGCGTTGGTTTGCGGTTATGCCTCGCCACATCCTTTTCGGCTCGTTACTTTTATTCGCCGTCGCCTCGGTTGTTCCAGACAGTACAACCGCGCCTTTGAGACCACGGAACTTTTCAGCTCGACGCGGGCGCGCCCGTCGTGTCCGTTCTTTTACCCCCCGATGCTGGGTCAAACAATTATTTGCCTGCGGCCGCTTTCGCGCAGCGCACCGCCGGAGCCGGTTTTGCCTACTCCATGCAGGCCGTTTCGGAACCGGCAAAAAACCTCTTGTGCCGGGAGACGGATCGGCCCGCCGTACCTGAGCGTGGTGTCCGCGTCCAACGCCCCGAATATTGCAACAGCACCCCGGCATATCACAAAGCCGGCCGCATACGTCCGTCCGAATCGCTTCACCTTTGAAATTTGGCGCAGCGCTTCGGCATGGTATGTCCTGCCGGCGTTCGTCCGGCCGGAGCACCTGCCCCGGCCGGGCTTCCCGTCTTTCCGGGCCGCCATCAGAAAAAAGGAGGTTTCGCCTTGACGGGGGACGCTCCCGCCATGCTCCATTGAAACACAAAAAAACGGCAATGGACGGCAATCTTTTTCCACCCTTCAAAAACGCCGCGCTCCGCCGCCCGCGCCGCAGCTTTGCAAAGGACATTTACGCCCCTGGCAAATTCTCCATTATCAACCGAAATCGCCTCTTTTGTTTTTATCGCTCCTCGCTTCCGCCGTTTTCGCCTCGTTACAATCACGTATGTTTGTATCTCCCCGGCATTTCTGCCGACAAGATCGTGCCCGCCCTCGTCTCGCGCTCTCCGTTCGCCTCTGCGCCGTCGCTTCGCGGCACAACCCGCAGCACAGCCGCCACCCTCTGCGAGCGTCACAGCCTAGCGCAGCGCCCGTCCCGTTCTTTCTGGCGCACCCCTCTTGTTTTTTCGGGACCCCTCCCTTGAAAAAATTCCCGAAAAACTGGATTTTTCAAACTTCACGCCTAGAAAACCCTTGGGCCGCTCTGCCACCCGGACGCGCACGCGGTATTGGAAGGACCCGCGCCCGCGCGCATTAAGGCGCGGCCGGCCTCGCCTGGCCGATGGGGGACCATAGGGGGATGCGCGCGCGATATTAAACGCGCGCAATAATCAAGCGGCGCGCATGATTCATTCAGCGCGCCGGCGCGCACGTTCGAGGAGACCGACGGGGGATTATAGGGGGTACAAGATAGCACGAAGTAGCTTATACCTGGCACGCGCATAAAACCCTTCGGCGCGAAAATTCGACCGGCCGCGGCGACGGCGACGACGGCCGCCGACGGTGCCGACGACGCGAGCGGCAAAAGCGAAAAGCCGCGGCGACATCGCCGAGGCGGCGCGATCACTCTTGCCGGACCGCCGGACCTTCTGACCGGCCGCCGGCGCTGCTGCTGCTCGCGCTGATCCGTGGCGACGTTGTGCGGCGAGGACGTCGGAAGCGATGCAGGCGAGGACCGCGGCGCGCCGCTCCTGCTGCTGGACCTTCGGACCTGCCGCGCGCCGGTGCCCTTCCTGCCGGCCGCGCTGCTCCTCGCGGACGGCCTGCTTCCGGTGCCGATCGAGGCGGCCCATGCTCGCCGGAATGGGTTTTATGCGCACGTAGGTTACAAGAAGCATAGAGCTAACTTCCCCCCTATAATCCCCCCAGCGAACAAAAAGCGGACCGGATCGCCCTTGATCCGGTCCGCTTCCGTCGTCCGCGCTTATTCTTCCGACGTGCTCACGTCGTCGTCCTGGTCCGCTCCTCGCGTCCGCTTTTCCAGCGGCCGCCCGATGCAGGTTGCGACATACTCACGCAACGCCGCGTTGACGCTTAGGCCGCGCGCGCTGCAATACTCCTCGAACGCTTCCGCGTCGCCCTTGTAAAGCGTGACGCCCAGGCGTTTTTTTGTTTTCCGCTTCCACGCTGCATCCGTGCGGCGTTTCTTTTCGGTCATAGGCATTATATCAAACCTCCTTTGCGCGCGTAGATTATATCACGCGCGTGTAACGGGAGGCAACCCGTTATTTTGCACAAAAACACGGGGCGCATCCTGTTAAATCCGCCGAAATGAAAATTTAGGGCTTGACAACGGGGCGCGCCCCGTGCTAACATCGGGCCAAGCTCAACGGGGCGCACCCCGTAGCAGGCCGACAAGGCCGCGGACCTTGACAACTGAAAAGCCGACGCACGCCGGGCCGGAAAAATGGCGTGCATGGGGGCCGTGGCGAGCATGAGACGATAGGCACGCATAGCACGGTCAAGAGCAGCAGGCCGCGAGCGCGACGACACCAAGAGCGGCGCAGGGTTCTAAAGGGCATCCCGCTAAAAGCCCTATTCCAGCCCGCGAGGGCCTGACACAAAAACACTTTGATGGGAGGATAAAACCATGACAAACTTCGACTTTTTCACCGGATGCAAGACCATCGAGGACGCCCGCAAGCGTTATCACCAGCTCGCGCAGGTCTACCACAGCGACAAGGACAACGGCGACACGGGCACGATGCAGATGCTCAACGATCAATTTGCCGCGTGGATCGGCAAAGACGAGGCCGCCCGCGCTGACGTGCCGGAGCTGCCCGCCGGCGTTTTCGCTCTCCCTGAGCACCTGCCCGACGGCCCCAGCGCCGAGGCGGCCGCGGCCGAGGAATTTATGCAGGTGATCGGCGTCTTGGTTAATCTGCCGGGGATCTCCTGCGAGCTGTGCGGCTCCTGGGTGTGGATCAGCGGCGACACCAAAACCGTCAAAGACCAGCTCAAAGAGGCCGGCTGCAAGTTCGCCTCTAAAAAATCCATGTGGTATTGGGCACCGGCCGGAAGCCGCGGCAAGCGCGGCCGCGGCTCGAAAGATATGTCGTACATCCGCAACAAGTACGGCAGCCGCGCGATCTACTCCAGCAGCAAAGACGACTAAACCAGCCGAAACGGCCGCGGGCGCGGCCGTCCGTCGGGGATCGCCTCCCGGCGCTGATGATGGCAGACGAGAAGGGAAAACGAAATGGATCTGATTTACAGCAACGACGAAAACGGCTATTATTGGCAGCTTTTCGACGACGGAACGCAGCGCACCTCCCAGCTTTTCGACAGTCCTTCAGAAGCGTGGAAAGCACGCAGGGAAAACCGGTTAATTTGGAGTTAAGCCGAAACGGCCGCGGGCGCGGCCGTCCGTCGGGGATCGCCTCCCGGCGCTGATGATGGCAGGCGAGAAGGGAAAGAACATGACAAACGAAAAACTGTATGAACACATCTGCACGATGCTTCAGGAGTACGACGAGCACACCGGCAACCGCGGCGCGGATGGCGTCATTGAACAGCCGGAAAAATGGGCCGCGCTTCCGACGTTCTACCCGTTCTATGCAGCCGCGGCCGAGTTGCTGATTGAGGCCCGCGCGAGGATGGACACGGCGACGACGCCGCGCGGCGCAGTAGCGGCCGCCGGCCGGATCGTCAAAAACTGCAACGACGCGCGGCCGTCCTTCAAGGGCATTTTCACCCGCAGCGACAAGTTTTGCATCTGCGACGGCTTCCACCTGCTCAGGCTCAACGAGGATATAACGAGCCTCCCGCACGTTGAAAACGATTTTGACGTTGACGCGACCATGAGCGGCGCGATCAAGGCCGCCGGCGAGGCGGTCGAGCTTCCCAGCGTCGGCGAGCTGCGCGCGTTCATTGCGAACGACAAGAAGAAAGTCGGAGGCGGAAAGAAGCGCGCACACTTGCGCACGCCGTACTGTCTCGCCGGCTTTTGGTACTGCAACGCCGAGTATTTGCTCGATATGCTCCAGGCGCTTCCCGGCTGCACGGCATACAAGCCGGCCGGATGGCGGCAGCCGCTATACTTCAAGGCCGAAAGCGGCGACGGCATCTTGCTTCCGGTTCGGCCTCCTGAACAGTCAAAGGCGCAGAACGCAGAAAAAGACGCGAACAAAGCCGCCGAGGCCGTCGCATGAACGGCCGCGGCGCGATACACAGCCGAAACGGGCCGCCCGTCGGTGCAGGAGCGCCGGCAAAAACCGCGGACCCGTCCGCCGGGGATCGCCTCCCGGCGCTGATGATGGCAGGCGAACGAACGAAAGGAGCGAAACAACATGATGCTACAAGAATTTGAGGCGCTGACCGGAATTTATCCGAGCGCCGAGCTTTACCGCTCAATCGAGGCGGCCTATACGGATTTCGACGGCGACAAGCGCGCCTTTTGCGAGGCGTACAAGTCGAACGCCGACAGCCTCGCCGAGCGCATCCAGCAAGCCGCGAACGCCGCCGAATATAGCGCGAGGCGCGAGGCGAACAAAACCGCCGACGACCTGCGGAAAGTGATCGCCGAGCGTGACGGAACAATCGACCGCCTGCGGCGCGACCTGGACC